TAGGAAATATTATTAGATGAGACCCGATATAGGATATAAAATTTTTCAAACACTTAAAAGATTATTTGGTGAGGCTTTTGCCAAAAATCTTGTTGGCAAGAGAAGTAATATTATAAAACCAAAAAAATTAGATACTAACGCACCCACAGCTAATTTGTATTCTAAGAGTGCACTAAAGAATCCTAAAGCTTTAGATTTAGCTGAGAAAAAAATTGAAGAGTACGCTCCCTACATTCTGTCCAACAGAAATATTAAAGAGCAAATGAATTTTTTAGAAAACGCTGAAAATGTTATAGCCGCGAAAAACGCGCAGACAGGTGTCACTGAAAGTATGGTGAAGTCTGTTGCTGAGTCTATGTTTGGGACTCTTGGTAAATCAGAGAAAACAGGTCCTAACGTTAATGTGTTTGATCTAAAGACACAACAAAAAGTTGATGACACGGGCATTATGAAATTACAAAAAGAACTTGGTTTACCCGAAGGTGTTGAACCAGGAAGCATGGCAGACAAAGCTATTAAAGAATCTGCTCAATATAAAATGGATAAGCAAGGTGTTAAATCTATATTAGATGAAAACTATCAAGTTCCTAAAACAACTGCGTTAGAAGATGAAGACATTGCAGCTGACATTGGTGCGAAAGCTTATAGTGTTATAGATGAAGCAAGAAGAAGACCTGTTGTTAGACAAATTTTATTAAAAGATACAAACTTAAATTTACCAGAAGAAGTTAGAACTTCTTTAAAAAATCTGGATGACTTGCAAAGAGGAGCTGATCAAAGCATGGATCCTTTAGAGCTTTTAAATAAATATTACGATGTAACAGATGATGATTTATTTAGATTAGAAGGATTGATTGATGAGTTTTCAGATCCAGCAGAGGCCATTGATAATTTTTTAAAAGACGGTGGGTTCAAATTAAAAGCAACCAAACCTGCTAAAGAAGTTGTGGATGATGTACCAGAAGATTTAGCTATGGGTGGTCGACCTGGTGGTAAAGGGTTAGATTATTTGATGGGGATCTAATGAAGATAGCCGATTATAATCAAATGATGGCTTATCTTACTCAACAAGAAGTACCATCTGAATTACCACAACCAAAACCTCCAGAACTTTTAGATCTTCAAGAACAAAAAAGAAAAGATAGATTAAGAGGTCTTATGGAAGAACTCGATCCTGTTTTGATGGACGAGTCAAAAGATTTTATTGAAAGAGAAGAGTTTGCTGATGGATCAAAGACGGCAGCAAAAAAATCATTACTTAAATTTTTAAATCCAGATTATTTAAAAGCCAAAGGCCCTGAAAGGTCTGCTTTATTATCAAAACAAAGAGATCGTTTAGGTAGACTAAAAAAAGGAACGAGTGCTGTTTTAAAAGATGTTGATCAAACAGAAAATTTTTTAAAAAAATTCTATGAGTATAGTGATAAATTTTTTGGTGGTAATCGAAGTCGTGCTTTAACTTCCCTTATTCCAAACTATGATCCTGCAAATAGATCAATACTTAAAAATATGAGGTTAAGGGTAGGATTACCAGCAGATGAAGGTTCGCTTGCACAAAGAACAAAAATTAAAGGACTTAAAGAAGGATTAACCTTTTCTGAGTTTAGAACAAAAATAGCTAAAGAACCTGATTTTTTAAAAAAGGTAACTAAGGGAGCTAATGTTAATAAATTTTACAACACAAGAGATTTATTTAATCTTCTTGGTATTACCACAGAGAGAGGAAACCCAAAAGCTATTGAGTATTTTACAGGTGAATTAAAAAGAGCTGGAATAGAAAGTAGACCAAACCCTGCTGGTGGTCAAGGTAAACAATATAAATTAAAAAACGTAATAAATTTTTTTAAAGAAAAACCTAAAACAATGTTAGGAAAAACATCACGAGAACGTACTTTTGAAAGACTTAAAGGATTAAGAGAATTAGATAAAGGTTTAGTAGATTTTAACAGGGAAGTTATAAAAAATGTACGAGAGACTGCAATAGCGGAAGATGTTTATATACCTAAAGATACCTTAGGTGCATCTGCTGGTGATCATATAGGACACCCAGTGTCTGTACAGGTTACAAATAAACCAGAGTTTAAGAATCTATTAAAAGATTCAAACGTAAATAAAATGAACAGCTTAGTTTTTCAAGATGCCGTGGTTAATATGGAATCTTTAAATAAAAAAACAGGTTACGATACAAAATTTAATACTTACTTTAAACAGTTAAATAAGTTTCTTAATAAACCTATAACAGAAAAAGATCGAGCAGAGCTTATTAAAATTAAAAATGATATGGATAATCATTATATGAAAGCAGTTAATACAGTAAGTGAACTAGCTGAAAAAAATGAATTTTTTAAAGGGCAACAAAAAAGAATTCCAAAAGTTACTATTAATATCCCTGAAGTTGGATCTAAATTTAAATCCTCTGATTTATTTGCAGATATGTCTACAGTGGATTCGGAGTACAGGTATGGTAAAGTTCAAGACATAAACCCTGACGCAAAATTTTTTAAAGACTTATCTGATGACCAAAAACAAATTTTTAAACAAAATATTTATAATCAATACAGCGATAATCTTAACTCTTTTTATAAGGCAGCTAAACTTCCAGTGGAAGATGTAGAAGAGTTTAGTCAATTTATAGAAGCAGGTGGAGTTAAAGAAACAGTGGGTAAAAAAGAATTAATACCCACGGCTGAAGATAGTAAGAACATAGCAAAACAATTAGCAAGCTTTGGATTCAAGTGCTCTGCTGCAGAAGGTGGTGCATGTGATAACCCAATGAATTATCTTGACGATATTAAAAAACAACAAGCTATTGCAAAAGGCTCAGGCAACGCTGCTGCAAACGCAGCAAAAAAACTTAGCGCAGGCAAAACAATTTTAAGAGAATTTATTGGTCCAGCAGCATTAACTTTTGAATTAGCTGCAGCTGTACCATTAGGTTATTTAAGCTATAAAGCAGGACTACCACCTTCAAGAATAGCAAATCAATTAACTTATGGAGCTTTTGGAGATACGGAGACAGCTCGACTTAAAAAAGTAGCAGTTAAAGAAGGTATAGATACAAGAGATATTCAAAAAGGTTTAGACTTTGAAAAAGCTTCTGGAGCAATGCAAACACTAGCTATGCAAGAACAAGATTTTAGAGGACCAGATGATGAAATGCTTTTCCCTCAACAATATGAAAAAGGAGAAGAAGATTTTTATAAAGCAGTAGGGGCGTTCAGAGATGAAGAAGGTAATATTAGTAAAGATGTTTTTCAAACTATCTCTGATCAATTAAAAAAAGTAAGAGGCATTATATCTGAGGAGGACGCCGCTCGAGCAGCTGAGAGAGAAGCAAAAACAGACTTAAGAGGTATTGGTGATTATCTTACAGAGGGTGTAATACCAGAGGAAGAACAAATTATTCTTCCTGTGTTTGATTTCCAAGAGCCATCTACAAGAATGGATTTTAGTGAAGGTGGACCAAATGATCCAAGCAGAAGAACGTTCTTAAAATTTTTGGCAGGCATTGCATCATTACCTTTTGTTGGTAAATTTTTTAAAGCAGCAAAAGCACCTAAAGTTGTTAAGCTAGCTAACACAAGCACAACAATGCCAGAATGGTTTCCAGCTTTTGTAGAAAAAGCTTTTGAAAGAGGAGTAGTTAAAAAAATTGACGCCGATATTCAAACCGCAGAGTTATCCGAATTACCTGGAATAACAATAACTAAACACGACGATGGCAGAGTTTTTGTACAAGGTGAAAATGCATACGGAAAAAATTATGAGGTTGAATATGAACCACCAGGGTATGTGGTGATAGATGAAGAAACAGGTAAAGCTGTAAGGAAAAAAGGTGAGTTTATAGCTCAAGAAGAAGTGCCTGTTAATGTAGATCCTGATGGTAATGCTGATTTTGACGTAGAGGTTCTTGATGATTTAGATCAAATATTAGGTCCAGACACAAGAGTTATGGAAGAATTTGCAACAGGTAAAAAAGTTAAAGATATGAAAAGTGGTGAGTTTTCTGTAGGTAAAGCCGAGGCTGATGCGGATGTTGCTAGAGACTTGGATGATTTTTATGAAGACTAAGTTAACAACCACAATACCCCCTAAATCAGGCCCTCAGTCTGAGGGCTTGCTTATTAATTACAATACTGTTAAACCTGTAAAATTGGAGAAAATAAATGGCAGACGTAGACAAGTCTCTACCAAACGTAGAGCAAGAAATAAAAGTTCCATCACCTGAAGAAATTGAAGTTGCTCAAGAGGAAGAGCAAAAACAAGTTGATGAACGAGGGGATCCTGTAGAAATTACAGAGAATGAAGATGGTTCTGTAGATATTAATTATGATCCGTCAATAGCGTCTGTTGAAGGAGATATAAATCACTACGATAATTTAGCAGAACATTTACCTGAAGATATTCTTGGAAGACTTGGAACCACACTTTACCAAAACTATCAAGACTACAAAAATTCTAGGAAAGATTGGGAAAGAGGTTACAGAGAAGGTTTAGATTTATTAGGATTTAAATATGACAATAGAACAGAACCTTTTCAAGGTGCATCAGGTGCAACTCACCCTGTTCTTGCAGAGGCAGTCACGCAGTTTCAAGCGTTAGCTTATAAAGAATTATTACCTGCCGAGGGTCCGGTTAGAACTCAAATTTTAGGTATACCCACTCCAGAAAAAGAACAACAGTCACAAAGAGTAAAAGATTTCATGAACTATCAAATCATGGATAAGATGAAAGACTACGAACCAGATTTTGATTCGTTATTATTTCATTTACCGTTAGCAGGCTCAGCTTTTAAAAAAGTCTATTATGACGAAGCAGCTACAATGGCCTGCTCTAAATTTGTACCCGCAGATGATTTGATTGTTCCGTATACAGCTACCTCATTAGATGATGCGGAATCTATCATTCATCGCGTACAAATATCTGAGAACGAATTAAGAAAACAACAAGTGGCAGGTTTTTATAGAGATGTAGAATTAAAACCAGGACCAGTTAATGAAACTGAAATAGAAAAAAAAGAACGTGAGCTTCAAGGTGAAACAAAAGGCAGAGACGAAGATGTATTTAATTTATTAGAATGCCACGTTAACCTTGACCTTGAAGGGTTTGAAGATATGGGACAAGATGGAGAACCAACAGGAATTAAACTTCCTTATGTTGTAACTCTTGAAGAAAACTCTAGAGAAGTTTTATCAATTAAAAGAAACTATGAAATAGGTGATCCATTAAGAAAAAAAATAGATTACTTTGTACATTTTAAATTTTTACCAGGACTTGGCTTTTACGGTTTTGGTTTAATACATATGATAGGAGGACTATCAAGAACAGCTACTGCTGCATTACGACAACTATTAGACGCGGGAACTTTATCAAACTTACCTGCAGGATTTAAACAAAGAGGAATTAGAATTAGAGATGACGCTCAAAGCATTCAACCAGGAGAATTTAGAGATGTGGATGCACCCGGAGGAAACATCAGAGATTCATTCATGATGTTACCATTTAAAGAGCCGTCACAAACTCTCTTACAACTTATGGGCGTCGTAGTATCTGCAGGTCAAAGATTCGCTTCAATAGCAGACCTGCAAGTAGGTGAGGGTAATCAACAAGCGGCAGTGGGTACGACAGTAGCCTTGTTGGAAAGAGGCAGCAGAACAATGTCTGCAATTC